ATTTAGAGAAGATTTAATTAAGTACGAGAAGATGTTAAAGAGTGATTTAAAGACAAACTATAAAGAGTATGAGATGGAACAACCGATAGATTACGATACTCTCAATCAAAAGCAAAAAGAAATGTTTCTTGATTTTACGTTTAATTTAGGAAGTTTAAAAAGTTTTCCTAAGTTTACAGAGGCAGTATTAAAAGGTGATATGGCTACCGCTAGAAAAGAATATAAAAGATATTTTGAAAATGATAAAGGAGAAGTTAAAGAAGTTAAAGACAGAAACGAACAATTCTTTAAAACATATTTAAAGTAATGGAAAACTTCATAGTCAACTTCTGGGAGATCATATCTGGTCTTCTCATCGTAGTGTTCCTGGCAATAACTTGGAAGGCAGAGATTGGGGCACGCATCTCAGTGTTAGAAGAGAAAGTACGCGCCCTGTTTGATTTAATTAATAGTAAGAAAGATTAGATCTCACACACCCCTGCTGTACAAGCCAGTGTTTGTGTTCCTTCTACATTGTCATCTACCTCAATGAGACTATCCCAATCAATAGTATCAGGCATATTATGAAGCAGTTCCAAATACTCTTCCTCATTGCACTCTTCGTATGGTGCTTGGCGATATGTTCCACCATCATAGGGTAAAAAGCTAACACCACTGATATCATCGAAGTTCTTCCAACACCATGCCCCTACCTCAACCCATTCGTCCTCTTCAACAGAGATAGTGACTGATGGCTTGTGTTCACACCAATGCTTCTGATACATCATCCATAAGTCTAAGTGTTGTACTGCTGTCAAGTCCTCACGCAGTAGTGCGTTGTCAGGTGCTTTCTTAGGAAAGCTAAAGACAGTAGTAGACTCAGGACGCATGACACAATCCTCTGCCGGTATACCTTGTTCTGTCATAAACGTGGTAAGAGGATCTTTCTTATCGCCTCTAACCCTGCGTACATAATACTTACTATGTCGAGGATGAATACCACTGGCAGAATCAACAAGCTGACTAACAGTGCCAGAAGGTTTAACACAAGTGATGGCAGTAGAACTAGGAATATTGAGGTCAGTGGATAGCTGTAAGTTAGTATCAACTGCAACGTCTTTGAGTCGTTCAAGAAGTGTTTTAGTCTGTTCAATAGTATCTCCTAATAGTTTATTGTCAAGGATACCAGTCAGTGACACACCCAGTAGTCTCTCAGCCTCAGTGTTCTTCTGCCATATCTTTCTAAGGTAAGGAAAATGTGTCAGAGTAGATTGTAATGTACCGAGAACTGTAGCTAGTCTGACTTTACGTTCAAGGTCGTACATCGAGTCACCTTCTCTGACCACTACCTCAGATAGGTTACAGAACTGGTATGGTCTAAGGATAATCTCTGAGCATGGGTTAGTACCAAACTCATGGTCTGTTTCCCTACGTCCATTCTTCTTAGCCTGGTTGACAGCAGCTTCTCGATTGAAGATACCTCGCTCACCACTGTGACTATGGTACAAGCTGGTCCACTCGTTCATGAATTGTCCAACGTCAGGCTTAGTAGCATAGACAGCAGAGTTGTTAGCTAGAGCACGTTGAGGATTAGCTTCCCACCATTGTCCTGTCTTAGCATGACGCATCTTGTCATCCTCTAAGTCAGACAGTGATATCATAGCTGAACGTCTAACACCACCTACTACTACAACCTCAGCTACCTTACACATAATGTCGTGACACTCTAGTGTGTTGAGCTTACGTCCTGCTGCACCCTGGAACTTAGTAATTACAAATTCAATCAACTCATTAAGTGGTGCTGGTCCACTAGCTCTACCGCCAAAGGTCTTGAGTCTAGCACCCGCAGGTCTGATCTTTCTTAAGTCCCACTTAGGTATCTCACCGGAATACAGTAATGCGATGACCTGACGTAGTGACTTAGCCCACCCTTCTTTACTGTCGGCTACAACGATAGTCGTGTCTGACTTGAACAGCTTCTCAGGGATCTCAGGTAGCTTGTCAACGTACTTATGCTCAACACTGAAACCTACACCAGTACCACACAGTAGTATGTACATTGCCTCATCAAATGCTTTAGGATCATCAACAGGTAAATAGCTGCAGTTGTACCCTGCCGTATTGTCCCTATCAAGGGCTTTACCGGCTGACATAACAGAGCGCATAGACGGCACTACTTCTAAATTTTTAATCGCTTCACGAAGCTCTGAGTCCGTCTCAACAGGCAATATGTAGTTATGTTTAGACTCCAGATTATTTTTCATAAAGTCCATGTATCTATCTACTGTCTCATACCAGTTCTCTCTACGTCCTTCGTCCTGTATAAATCTGCAGTAGCGAGACTTAGCAATATACTCTTGATAAAAATCCATCATTCTATTTCCTCTATAAATTTGTCATAATTATTTTCTACAATATCTTCAAATCTAGTTAATATATCTAAAGATGTAATATCTAACATTTCAATTATTTCTATTTCATCTATTACAGATAATTTTTCTATAAGTTCAGGAATCGTGAGATTCATCTGAGTTCTCCATGTCTTCTATTTCCATCAGCACCAACGTACAGTATCCTGAAATGTCCCTCCAGGAGTCATCATATAACGGATCACCGTTAAGAATCCTAGCTAATTTGTTTGCTATTAACTCAAGAGACTCTAACATATAAGCTGGCATTAGTGGGTAATTACGAGAGTTCTTAATTACTTTCTTTATGTCCTGACTGATCTGACTTACGTCCCTATATTCACCATAAGTACCTGCCCTGGTTTGTAGTACCTTTTTAATTTCCATATTGTTTCCTTAGATAGTTTATCGAAACAGGCATCTCGTCGAAGCTACCACTAATGACTTCATTAAACACCCACACACCAGACCAGCTACCGTTAGTCTGAGGATTAAGATACTCCTCATCATGCTGATAGAAGATACCAGCAAATAGACCAGTGATCCTAGAGCCATCAGCTTTCTTACTGAATGAGATAGCTCTATCTTGAACATGACCCATCACACAGCTCATGTGTTTCTTTTGTAATAAAAGATTAGGACTACTGACAGGTCTACCCATAACACCAGAAGTAAAGTAGTGACTGTAAGCTATGCCGTTGATGACCGCTACATCGAGAAAAGGACGGACCTCCCAGTTATATTTCTTTAAATTAAAATCATCATAACCAACCAGTCCTTCCAACTTCCTGTCTGACTCAATAGCTCTATCAATACGATACTCATGGTTTCCAATAAGAAAAACCTTTTTAGGCTTCCAGACTTTCTTCTTGTTTAGTCGCTGCCTTTTCTGTTCTGCAACGATAGGTTTCATGAAGGTATCCATAGCCTTGTTACCAGCCTCGATGTCATCATGATAAGTTCTACCCTCAAACGATTTCTTACCAATGTCATAAACACTAAGGCTGGGCATATCCCAGTGATCTCCCAGGTGAACGATGACATCAGGTTTAATCTTAACAGCGTACTCACCTGCCCACGCTAAGTGATCGAATGAGTTGTTAGGCTTACACTGTGTGTCAGGAATTATCAAATGTCTCATTGGTTCCTTTCAGTAATTTAACATAATACTCAGCATCAATAACAGCTAGAGGTTTAGAATGATTCTGCTTAATAATAACCACAGGTTCTCTACCTTCAGGGCAATTATCAGCAGCTTGAGAATAAAAAGCATAAACAGCTATAGACTCTCTTGATTTACATTCAATAGATATACCGAGCTGATCTCCTACGTCTTGAGAGAACTGTATGTCCTCACCTCCAGCCCCCATACTTGTTGATCTTACATCGGACCGGGAAAACGAGAATTGTTCAATAAGCTGATCTCTGAACCATTGTTGGAGCTTTCTACCTTTTGCTTTTGCGCTTTGGGTTTTGATGGCTTTCTCCCTATATCTAAAAATTTATCTAGTCTTACTTTCTTAATACTTTTAATCCACTGTTTAGGTATGTGTATCCTAGAGTTAGACTGATCGTAAGAGATTGCAGCAGCAAGACAAATAGCATCTTTTGTCTCGTCAACAATAAACCCAATACTTAGAACAGGATGGACATCAGCTTTAGAATTATCCTCCCATCCTGCATCAGCAACAGCATCAACCCACTGGACATAACCTATCGTGAAGTGTTTGGCGGTTTCCATAATTGCTTCTCTTTTCTTCTTATCCATAAGAGCCTTCCACGTTCAGTTAGTTTATCAATGTCATGATCATACTTCTCACTCACAGCTTTGAAAAGACTTTTCTCAGTTGTGCAGTTCTCCAGAATCTTCCTGGCTTTGACTGGACCAATACCTTTAAGACCAGGTATGTTATCAACTCTATCACCAGTAAGAATCTGAATGTAGAAATTCTTAATGGCTTGAGCTTCGGTAACATAATACAAATCTTCTTTGACAAAGTTGTAGTGCCATCCTCTAATCATGTCTAAGTCTTTATCTATAGTCATGACGCAGCTAGAATCTTCTGGTAATGAATATGCTTTTATTCCGATAGCATCATCAGCCTCTTGACCTTCTTGGAGTTTAAAACCCCACTTAGTAATAAGATACTCACGCAGAGAATCGTAATGGACTGGTCTTCTAGCCTCTTTACGATTCCCTTTGTAAGATTGCTCAGTAGCAATTTCTGATCTGTAGTTTTTCTTCCCTGTCAGATAGCCTTCATAAGAATCTATTCCTGTGACCTTAATCAACCTATCAACAAAATTACCCATCCGAGAAATAGCAAACTTTTCCTCATCAGGTTCATTAGAAGAGAAACCAATGCGGTACGTCAGAATATCTCCGTCAATGAGTGCAGTTGCATTGTTCATTGACTTAGACAAATTACAATGACTCTTCAGCTACTGGATCAGAAGAAGGAACATACTCAATCAAATCAGTTATGACTAACTTGTTGATGCCTGTTCCTACGCCTGTCTTTCCCTTCCAGTTGTAAGCATACGGTTTAAGAGTAGCTATTGCTTTGGAGCCATTCTTAATTTTGCAAGTGATTGGTGAGCCGTCAGACAGCTCAGCCTTGATAGGATAGTTCTTAGACTTAGCTGTAACGTAAAAGCCTTTGTCATCTTTCTTCTTGACATTGACACCCATCGACTCAAGCTCATCGATAGCTTTTGTTGAGAGGTTACACAAGTCTACCTGATACTTACCACTCATCTCATTAGGTGTGTCAAGAAAAGCCCACATAACATCTGCCTGAACTACTACTGGTTTTAGATTAGCCATGTATTTCCTTTTAGTGTGTTGCTGCCCAATTAGCACCTATTTTAAACTCGCCATCGAGTGGACAACGTAGCCCTAAAGCGAGTCCTGCTTCCTGAATTGCCTGAACGCCTAAACGACCTACAGATTCAGCAAGTTCTTTTGTTGTCTCTATTTGCCATTCATCATGAACATTAGCGACAAAAGAGCCGTGTATTTTACCAGCTTTTAATTTGGAATGTAGTAATACTAGAGCCTTTTTCATAACCACAGCACCAGCTCCCTGGAGCAAAGTGTTAAGAGCAGCGTGTTGAGATCGAATAATTAAACGTCTACCATCTAAACTAGGAAGAGAACCTTTCTCAGATATCCGATTAACTTTCTCTTTTAGTTTATGCAATGCTGGTGTGTTAGCAAGAAAGCTATCAATTAACTTCTTACCTTCTTTCTCACCACCACCTACAATCTGACCTATCTTAGCTGGTCCTGCACCATAAAGAAAAGCATATATAAAAGTTTTAGCCTGATCTCTGTTGGTTAGACCAGCAGCTTTCATGTTAGCTGTGTGGATGTCACCACTCAGTATCTCGTTAGTGTACTCCTCGTCACGCATGTAATGTGCAAGCATCCTGAGTTCTAAACCACTGGCATCTATCCCTACAAGTACATTACCGTCCTCTACCGTCCAGCATTCTCTGCACTCTTTACCAAACGGATTACCTACCCTCGGAACCTGTGCAAGATTAGGACGGCTGTGCGTCATCCGAGATGTCACTGCACCATTACTAATCACACGGCAGTGAACTCTATCGTTCCTGTCAGCGTAGTCAATCCACTTCTCCACCTGAGTAATTCTTTTCTGAAGAAGAAGATACTCAGAGATTAGTTTAGCCTCTGGTATGTCTATGTTAGACAGAACCTTCTCATCGACAATGACAGAACCTTTTTCAGTGTGCTTGGTAGGTTTCCAACCCAGAGCCGTGAGACGCTCTGCTATCTGTTTACGGCTGCCGGGATTAAAGATTTCTATTTTATCTTTAAGTCTTTTACCTGTCTTCTCGCTAACACGCTCAGTTACAATAGGTCTGAAAACTGTTTGTAATTCTTCCTCAATTTCTGCCAGTCTTTTCCTCCAGTCTGTAAGAAGGAATAACGCTTTCTTAACATCAAGTTTGAATCCGTTATCTTCTTGCTCTTTGATAATAGCAGCGACTTGATGCTCAAGAGTAGATGACTCACCCCAGTCCAGTAGATCTCTACTAAGATTCTCAAATAGTGAAGCGGTGACTTCGACATCTTGGATGCAGTAGTCAACCATCTCATCACACAGACCTCCATCGAAATCTGTGAAATCGCCTTTGTGCTTTCCTAACCGTAGTCCCCAGGATTTTAGCGAGTGTCCGTTTTCTAGAACTGGGTTGTGTAGCCTTGACATTATTAAGGTGTCTCGCAATTGGCTTGATTCTATATTCAAGTTCCAGTGCTTCTTTAACACTGGTGCATCGAATCCTACGATGTTGTGACCAATCAAGATATCGTTTGGTCTTAGATACTTTTGTAACTCGCTTGCTTGCGTCCATACTTTAGCCTCCTCTTTATTTGTTAAGTCTTTGGTGACAGCACACCAGATCTGACTGATGGTGCTGTTGGTTTCTACATCAATAATTATGTTTCTCAAAAGTCCTCCAGGTCTGGTTCTCCAACAACAGGAATATACTTTTCAATGTAAACACCTCGATACTCGTCTGGGTCATTACAACAATCATTATATCGTTCTTTACAATAAGCCAAAGAGCCTTTAGCTACAATTTTATTGTAGTATTCTCCACATCCTCCGTAAACATTAGCATTAACTAAATATTTATATTTCTTCATAATGCGTTCTCATCCTCTTCATCAAGACGTTGACACATCCTACCATACTTTAGATCGTGACTGGGAAAC